ATCAAACCATTTCTACACACAGCATCGTAAAGATATGCCGAATCTGCATTGTATCTTACACGCAAAGAACAGGCACAAGAAGTCTTATTCCAAGAACACCATTGATGTCGCTTGGGATTTTGAACAGTTCTGTAAGATTAAGGTCAGAGTATGCAAGTTCAAGATTTCTGATGATGAATACGAAGTGCTTATCACAAATCTCAATAGGTTTGAATTTCCGATTGAGAAGATGAAAGAACTTTATCATCTTCGTTGGGATATTGAAACTTCATTTCGTGAGTTGAAATATGCTCTTGGTGGTATCTCATTTCATAGCAAGAAAGATGATTTTATCCAGATGGAAATTCTTGCTCATCTGATTATGTTCAATGCTGTATCAAGAAGTATCAGCGAAGTAAATGTACCCAAGAGCAATCATAAATATGATTATGCTATTGATTTCAAAATGGCTTATCTGATTATACGGAAATACTTTAACAAGTATTGTGTAACACCGTATAAACGGTTGTATGCCGAGATTTTATCCTATATCAATCCTGTAAGACCTGATAGAGCAGATAAGCGTAAGGCAATCAAAATCAAACAGGCTCTTTGGTTCGTTTACAGGGTAGCATAAAGTCCGACTTAATGTTCTGTTCTACAACCCTTATAAATAGCGTCTTCTGAAAACCAACTTAAAGTCACACTTAATGTTGGTCTTTTCTGCTGTCTGAAATCAGATAATCCTAAAGAAAAAACACATATTTCAATGTCATTGTCTTTGACACGGATAAAAAATTAAGGATACAGCCGAAGCCATATCCTTAACTTAATGCTTGTTTATCTAATTTTCCGTGTCAAGTGCTTATCTTAATGACATTGTGCAGAACTTGGGTTGAAACAGATTTAAAATAGATCACCACTTGAAAATACATCCAAGTGGTGATTTTTTAATCAGAATATTTATTTTTAAGAGATTCCTTTAATTGACGATACAACATTTCTTCTGCTTTAGGTCTAGCCTTTAAAAGAATACCATAATCAATTTGATACATATCGGCCATTTTTCTCAGTTTCTTATCATCCAATTTTGATTCACATTCCTGCATTTCATGAATAAGCAATTCTTCTATTGTATTATATTCCGTGGATATTTCAAAGTCAGACATATTTCCGATGGTATATTCACCAGAAATATAATTCTCCACTTCATCCATATCCACCGGATATAGTGTTCCGAAGATTGCTTTTAATGCATTCATATCTTGTGGTGGTAAATTTAATCTAGGATCTGATAAATCCTCATAGGTTACTTGTGCCCAATGCTTTCCGAGTTGATCACCGACTTTCATACAAAGTGATCTACGGACAGAGTAACCGACTTCATCCAGTTCTCGTTTTACCATTTCCTTTAATCTCGGAAGAAAAAATACAGCAAAAGAAAGATCATCACGATACCCTTTGTGAGTTTCGTCACCTTTCCATTTATACCACCACCAGCACTCTAAAAACTGGCAGTATGCAGTCTGTAACCGATCCTCAAAACTAATATAGGAATTATTGATGAACATATTGGATACCATATAAGTAAAAAATGACTTATTCAACTCCAATATTTCATCCCGGACTGCATACTGTTTTATTCGTTCAGACTTTTCCTGCGGTAAAGAATCATATAATTCTTGTGTACGTGCAACCACATATTTCTTGCTGTACTTTTCCATCTTGCTACACCCCTAGCAACTGAAGAAATTTTTTTATACTACCTTTTTACAAACACATAAGTATAACCATTGATCGGTTTACCGGAAATAACATTAGGAGCAACCACATACCGCTTTAACCCAAGATGCTCACATAAAGACTTGATTGATTCAAAAGTTTCTTTGGTTTCCAGACAGATAATAGATTTACCCTTATACGGCTGTGGTGCTTTCCGGTTACCTTCAGCAATCTGTTTCTTTGTAAAATCGGATACGGTAACATACTGAAGATTCTCTGCACTACAATTTGATACATCACCATCAATAAATTGTACAAATGACGGAACAGACGGTTCCTTCAAGAATGCTCTCGCTACAAGCAGGTGTACCGCAAGATGCCTTGATTCAAAATTTACATAAATGGTACCATTTGACTCAGGTATCGGTATAAGTAGCGTAGCTTCATGGTATTCTTTATAACCATTATCATAATTACACCAGTATGCTGCACTACGGACATTACCTAAATTCGATACCTCATATTTAGGACAGTCTTCGATTTGTTTCCAGATTTCTTTGTTTGTCATAAAAAATTCCTACCCTTCTAACAACAATATAACATAAGAGACACAACTTTTACATTGTGCAATAAGCTGAAAATCATTGGTACTTTTGAACAAACTTTTGTTTTGTTGATAGGAATTTAATTGAATTGAATATACCTTTGATCTATTCCAAATTTTAGCACATTCCAATATTATTGTCAATCAGAACTTTTCTCCAAATTTATAAAATATGGATACTATTAAATACATTTTTGAAATTCCGATTTTCTATATATTTTTGAATTTTTCAATTTGTTTTTATTAGAACTGTTCCAAATTTTACATGATTACAATTTTCCAAATTTGGACATTTTTAATTGATAAAATCATTATATTTGGGAAAATCTTAAATCTGTTAAAATAGCATCCAAATTTAACAAATTGTGATAATATCAAGAATTTGATATACAGAATAAATATTTCCAAATTTCAAGAATTTTCAGACAGTCATTGATTACAATTATCCAAATTTCGCAGAATTTCCGAAATTACAAATCTCCAAAATGCATAAATTTGGCCATATTTATATAAAATAGAAAATTAAAAAATTTTTAAACAATTTTTTTAATTCCCTAAACCCCTCTTTTTTAGGCAAAACCAGATAAATACCTTCCGGTGATTTTGGGCCAAATTTGAATTTTACCTGTAAATTTATGCGTTGATAATTTTTGCCACCTAATTCATTTTTACTCAGATATGCATTGACATTTTTATTCTTCACCCGTTGATATACATTGACAACCATGTTCATGACTCATGAGTAGTTGATAGGAATTTTACCCTCCGGCGGTTTTGAAAAAAAAATTCTGAAAAGTGGTTGACAGATCAAAAATCCGGTGATATTATAAAGACACTTCCCCAAAAGGAAGTTCGATCGAACAGTTCATAGATGAGAATCTAACCGACAGTAGATAATCAAATATCGAACACTTATTTTGATAACTGAATGAATCTGTACAAGACGTGAGAGGTCTGTGCAGATTGTGTAACACTGTCGGGCCATTTTTGAAAGTTTTTTCATCAGTGGTTGTTACTCAATCTGCATAGACCTTTCATTTTTTGTACGCAAATTTAGTGAAAGGAGATCATTTCATGGATATTCACAGTGCTATGATGCATGTATTCCAGTTGAAATCATATTTGGAATCCGCAGAACAGGCTAACACTAAGATGTACAGTAAAACCAAGTCCAAGTATGAATCCATTTACAAGGATCTTGTGGAATGCACACATATGGTGGAATCCATATTAGGTGATCAGTATTTAGATTCGGTTCAGTCGGAATTTTCAGAACCTACCCAGGAAGTCAGTGGATCTGATGATACTATTGATTTTGAAACTGTTTCAGATAATGTATCTGAATTAGATGAAACAATGGATTCTTATTTTGATTCTACCACTGATTCTAATACAGATTCTGCTATGGAAAGTACATCTTCTAAGAATTCAGAGTCTGATGAATTCCTGAATCATGTGATAAACTTATCAAAGAATTCATCGACCTATCGCAGATATGTTGTTCATTGTTATGGTCGTGTACTTCAGAAATTATCGGAGAATCCCGAACTGGATGGACTTTCTAATTACAAGAGATGTGCTCAGTTACTTTGGAAATGGTATGAGACCAGGTTTTTTACAGTTAAAGGATCAAATTTCAGATATAGGGTCGATCAGATACCGGTATTTGTCCGCAACATTATTTTGTTGTTTGGAAAAAACATTGAGAATAATACCATTGACACTTTTTGCAATTACTTTGATAGTTGGATTGAATCTGTACAGTTAGGAAATTCCGAATTTTCATGTTATGCTGTGCCATATTCAGTATTCCAACTGAATAAAACTATTAAACCTGATGATATTACATTGACCGCTAATATGTTGTTTGATAAATTGTATGATTGTGGTTTGAATAAGTTGTCTATAGATGAACTCGGTAATGCCGCACTTATGGGTAGTGCCATGTATAATTTATGTGATAAGTACAATCCACAGCTTATGGAAAATTGCGGTTTCAGTTGTTCGGAGGTTCAGAATGGCTAAGAGAATTACAAAATTTTCACAGATAACAGAACAACTTCCTTATCCTTCTCAGTGCCGTGGTCTGCTGCAGAGTATGCATTCCACAGTTGTCAGTGAAGTATTGTCTAATACCAGCGTTACAAGATCCTATTGCAAACGAGCAGTACATATCATAAATATGATTTCCTATTATTGTATCTGTCAACCTGGTGAACTTGTATGGGATTCAAACAAGCCACTTGCAATCGGAAATGATGATGTCGAAGAGGATTCTTTGGAATTACAACTTCGTGATATGTACCTTAGTTTCCGGTTTATAAAGTGGGAACAGGATGGAATCAAACTTGTTGCGGAATCTGTGGTATCAGATGTTTCAAATGATTCTGTGAATACGAATACAGACAAACCGGTTTCCATAAAACCGAAACAAACTTTAACCATTACACCAAATTCATCGGTATTTACAATAAAACCTACAACGAAGGAAGATTTATCAATACAGCCACCAGGGATACCTCAAGTAGATTTTACAAAAGTTCGGTGCTCTGTGATGTTCGGTGATCGGACTTATGCGATTTATGAATCACTTCCAATCATCCCAAACAATCAGAATCAGATTTCCATTACTACCGATATTTCAAAAATGTCTGCAAATGATTTTCATAACCTGTACCCGAATTGTCGTATTCTTACACGACACCAACAATTGTATGATAAAAGTCTTGCAAATAATCTTGAATTTCATCCGGTTTTAGGAGCAATTATTCCTGTCGAAGGATTTACAACTGATCAGATCATTGATAATATGGTAAGGTATCCACACTTGTATAAGCTGTCCAAACTTGATGGTGATGAAATTATCGGGTTTTATTCCACCATTGAAATCAATGGAGAACTCCACAAAACTTTGAAGATATGGGAAACACTTCCGGAATCAAAAGTGATACCACCTATAAAAGATTATATGCAGGAATATGTGGTTCGTAGATATTTACTAGAACGGGATATTAAAGGTGTGAAACATAAGTATCCGATGTTCGGAACACTTGAACCATTCCTTACTTTGTTTACTACACCTGATGAATACATTGATCTTGGGTACACTGATATTGATGGAATGGCAAGACAATGTGTTTTGTCTAGAGTTTCTTATAAGAGAAGTAGAAATCCGATACTACGGATAATGAAAAAGATGAAAGGAACCACAGGAGTTAGTGTTTACAATACACTAGGGTAAAGGGTGCAAATCATGAAGAATTGTATTTTCACTGCTCATTGTACAGAAGAAATATGTGATCAGTCATGTCCCATTCTGGTTGAAACATCTTACCTAATGGAACGCAGTGGTATTTCTCCAAACAGTTCTGTATTTAATTCCAAGAGATCCGATCTTACACTTGCTTGTGATGTTCTGAAAGAATTTTCCGGGAAATTCGGAGTCCTGAAAGCTGATGATACTGTTAAATATGCGGAACTTTTAACCTATATTGCAATCTGTCAGAATTGGAAAGGTAGTCAGCTTCATTGTACCGTATATAATTTGAAGTATTCTACCTATTTAGATGAAGAACGAAAGAGTTGGAGCAGAGACACACCATTCGATGATTTGGAGTATATGAATATATGGTCAAATGCCGCAAAGGTTTTGATTATATCAAACTTTGATTATGTAAACTTCGGTGATTTTGAAAGCCAGAAATTACTGAACTTACTTCAAACAAGATCACAAAAAAATTTGACTACTATTATGGTGTGTCCTACATCTGGAATTGTTACAAAAACTGCACAAGCGAATTCATTTCCTTCTATTTTAAAGCAGAGGATGAATGTGGTGACATTCAAGAAGACAGGTGTAACAACTAACTAGAATTCATGTTGGGGGACTAAAACATGAGTGTAACTTCCATTGAATTACAAGTCATATCAAGGATTTTGACATCACAATCAGAATCCGAAATTGATCGACTTTGTGAATATGATCCATCCTATTATGGTATATTCCGTGAACAGATCGAATATATTTTAGATCATAAATTTAAATATAATACTGTTCCGGATTTGTTCACATTTCAAGCCAGATTCCCAGATATAAGTTTGGTTCAAGTCAATGAACCTATGGAATATCTGGTGGATGAAATGTGCAGGCATAAAAGACATTTAATCTTAGTCGAAACATTCAATAAGATTAAAGATCTCGGTGCAGATGATACAGATTCTGCATGGAAATATATTGAAGGTCAGTGTGAACGTGCAGCTTCATTGGATACCACAAAACCACTTGACCTTGTTTCAAATGCAAAGGAACGTGCAGATCAGATTTTACAATATAATAATCAACGGAGAATACCAACTGGATTTCCTGAAATTGATAAAGCCATGTATGGCGGTCTTTCTACTGTGGAAGAATTGTTGGTTATTATAGCTCGCACTGGTAGTGGAAAAGCACAACCTCTTTGGAGTCATGTGCTTACACCTACTGGATGGACCACTATGGGTGAACTGAAGGTCGGTGATATCGTTGTCGGAAAAAATAACGACAATGGTAGGGTTGTGAAGATTTTCCCACAGGGTGTAAAAGACTATTATAGAGTTACATTTAGTGATGGTACCTATGCTGAGTGCTGTGGAGATCATTTGTGGGAAGTCTTAGATCATAGCCGTAGAAGACGTGACTCTAGAAATTATGGGAAACATTTAGTTTTGACATTGGATGAGATCCGAGAAACATTTGATAGAAAATATTCTGTTGATATTTCTGATCCAATTGAATTTGATGTTCCATTTGATAGAGAACATGAACTTGATGGGTATCTGCTTGGTGTAATTATCAGTGATGGCTGCACTAGGGATAGATCTGTTACAATTGCAAATGAAAATAAAGAAGTGTGGGATAGAATTGAATCCGTACTTCCTAAATATGATTGTAAGCGTTCTGAAAATCGTATTGGGTCTGTTTCTATCATTGGAAATAATATTAGACATAACTATGTCAGAGATAAACTGATTGAATATGGTTTGTTTGGTAAAAAGTCCATTGATAAGTTTATTCCAAAACAGTATCTTACTGCACCTATCGATGTACGCCTTGCACTTCTTGCTGGATTAGTTGATACTGATGGATTTAAAGATTCAAAACCTAATACGAGTTGGGAATTTGATACTGCATCAGAACAACTTGCAAATGATTTTGTTGAATTGGCAAGGTCACTTGGTGTTCAAGTAAAATTATTTGACAGAGAAGATTCTTATTATGTAAAAGATGGTGTTAGAATTAAAGCTAATGGATCAAGACACATTCAGTGTCGTTCCGAGTTTAATCCATTCTATCTTTCTTCCAAAGCATGTAGATATAATAAGAAAACTGAACCGAGCGGTAGAAATATGCCGAGAAGACACTGTAAGATGATTAAATCCATTGAATATATCGGAAAAACTGAATGCCAATGCATACTGTTGGATAATGTGTCCCATACTT